ATGACCTGGGACGTGGGGACCCTGCCGCCTGACGAGGACGACGACGCGTGGTGGCGCACCGAGCCGGCCGAGCACAGCACGCGGCGGCTGCGGGCGCTGCGCAAGCTCGGGCCGAAGTTCGAGGCGCTCGACGTCGTGCGCGCGGAGGCTGAGCGGCTGGGTGAACCTGTCGACCTGAGCGAGGATCCCGAGTAGACGGCGGCGGGCAGCAGCGGTAGCGTCTGTCCCGCACCACCTTCCCCGCGCACGCGGGGGTGAACCGGCTGTCTGGCAGATGTCTGTGGGGTCCCCGCGCGTGCGGGGGTGATCCGAGTGCACGAGCCGGTGACGCAGTTATCCCCGCCGCTGCGGGGGCATGACGAAAGCGCCCCACCTCCGAAGAGGTGGGGCGCTTCGTGTTCCGCTCCTGGGGTCAGTGTCGCGCGAGTGGCACCGGCGACGCACCGGGCGCACCGGCTACGAAGTCGGGCCGTGCCAGCGACGTCAGCACGGACACCAGCGCTCCGCCGAGGAACGCGCCGCCGAGCGTGACGTAGTTCAGCGTCAGCGCGTTCACGATCTGGGCCGTCTCGCCGGGCAGCGCGCCCGCGCCGACGCCGACGCCGAGCACGAGCAGGCAGAACTGCGCGCCCGTGGCGATCGCGCGCTCGGCGGCACCCTTCCAGAACGACAGGGAGGCGTAGATCATAGGTCAGCCCTCCGGGGTGTCGACGGTGTAGTAGCGGGCGAACGCCTCGGAGTACCCCGCGTCCGACAGGTTCGCGGTCTGGGCACCGGCGGCCCGGAACGCAGAGAGGTCGGCGGTGTTGACGACCTTCGCGCCACGGCCGCCGAGCACGATGAACGAAGCGCCGTCCGAGGCGCGTCGGATGATGAGCATGTCGTCCTCCTGGTTCAGGGTGTGTGCCGTCCTGAGGGCGGCCTGGGTCTTCTCGCCCACGACGCCGTCAGGGGTGAGCCCCACGGCGGCCTGGAACAGCTCGACGGCGAGACGCGTCGCGGGACCGAAGTCGCCGTCGACGCCCGCATCACCGAGGTCGTAGCCAAGGTCGACGAGGATGCGTTGCAGCGCCTCGACGTCCGTGGCCCCGTCGCCCTCGCGCAGCACGGGCCACCCGAGCGCACCGGTCCACTCGGGACCGGCCACGGCGGGCAGGACGCGGTCGAAGACGACGTCGATGGTCGGGTCGGTGGGGCACGCCTTCCCGAACGAGCCCGACGTCTTCACGCTGACCGGGGTGCGCTGCAGGCGACCGCCGTAGCGCTCGTGGCGCGGGAAGTTCCCGTCCACGCCGAGGCGGTGGTACCCGATACCCGCGTCGCCGGAGAACCGCGCCGCACGCAGCGGCACGCCGTCACGCCGGTGCGCCTCGCGGGCGAGCGCGACCATGGCGCGGATCTGCGCCTCGGTCGGCGGACCCCAGGCGCCGACGATCTCCACCGAGATGATGTGCACGGCGCCGTAGTCCGCGGCGCTCTTGCACGTCGAGTCCGAGAGCTGCACGGTGCGGCCGTCGCGGAAGATGACGAAGTTCGAGCCGGCGCGCCCGTCACGCCACGAAGCGATCGTGCGCGGGTCGCCGGTCCCGGCCGTGATGTGGAACGAGAGCTGCGTCTTGTCGTACTGGCGCAGCGCGTTCATCCAGCCGATGGGCTCCCACTCGGCGCATGCGTATCGGGCCATGTGGAGCCCTCCTAGCCGATGACGTTCGTGATGATCGCGACGGCCAGGCTGACCGCCCCTGCCATGACCGCGCTCGCGAGGGCAAACCACGCCTTCGTGTTGAGCGAGCGGTAGTTCTCGTTTCGCTTCTCCTCGTGCGTGTCGACCTTGTCGTCCACCATCTGGATCTTCTGCTCGAGGACGCTGTGATCGGCCCGCTTCTCCGCCACCTGCGCCTCCAGGCCGGTGAAGCGACGGTCGATCGCGTTCTGGTACTGCACGAACTCCGGCCGGGGGATCATGCCGTTGAGCTTGTGGTCCACCCCCTGCACGAGAGAGCGGACGTCGGAGAGCATCTGCATGAGCATCTGCATCTCGCTGCCGCTCAGGCGCCCGGTCTGCGGGGGCTGGGGGTGCTCGGTGCTCATCAGGTCACCCCACCCGGATGGCGGAGATGGTCTGGATCCCCATCGCCTGCGTGCCACCAGCCGTCGCCGTGCGGCAGCGCATGGACAGGGTCGTGGGGGTCGCCAGCTCGACGAGGCGCGTGAAGTCGACGGTGGAGTTCTGCACGCCGCCGATGTCCGTGAGGGAGAGGGTCGCCTGTGCGCCGAAGCCGGTGACGCCGTTGACGGTGGAGATGCCGACGTCGATGCGGGTCGCGGCGCCCGGCGACAGCGTGAACGCGGCCGACACGGTGACGAGGAACTTCCCCGCGGGCAGCACGATCTGCGCCGGGTCGGTGGCGACGGCCCACGTGGGCGCGGCCGTCACGTTGCCGCCGCCGGCTCCGTCGTCGGTGTAGGACCGGCCCACCTCGGAGAAGATCGTCACCCAGGTGGTGCCGTCGATGGTGCGCTCCAGCTCGGCGCCCGTGCCCGCGTCCACGCGGTGCACGTACAGCGGGTGCGCGGCGTCGATCACGCCGCCGGCGGCCTGGATGTCGGACACCAGCTGCGCGCGGGCGGTCAGGTTCGCAGCGACCTTCACGTCCCGGACGCTCGCCGAGAACGCGCCCAGCGCGTTCTGCATGTTCGGCGTGACGCCGACAGTCGGCGGGATGTCGTGGCCGTACACGTTCAGAGCCATCGGTCACTCCTTTCCGGGAGGGGGACAGGGCATCAGGTACGCCCGCCTGGTGGTTCGGAGATCGGCTTCTCGACGGGCTTGGGCTCCATCGCTGCGGTGTTGGCGTTCACCGGGGCGGGGTCGCCCTTGGCGATGTGCCAGGCGATGTGCACGTCCCACAGGCCGGTGATCGCACCGCAGACGCTGCAAACGATGTGCACGGCGGGTCCCTTCTCAGGCGGGCCGGAGGAAGGTCAGGGTCAGTGAGGCGTCCGTCCATCCGGAGTAGTCGCCGCCCGCGGTCCGGAACCCGCGAACCGCGCCGGTGCGCAGCCCTTCGCAGGTGGTGCTGTCCAGGCCGATGTGCGACCATCCGTCGGAGCCGTCCGAGGCGTCGGAGAACGTGCCGCCCGAGCCGGTAGGTGCACCTGCGGGGCGGGACCCGTGCGGGGATCCCTGCACGGTGAGGGTCCTCGCTCCGTACTCGCCGTCGTTGCGCCGTGCGTTCAGGCGGGCGACGAGGATCTCGGTAGCGCCCAGGTTGGTGACGAGGTTGCCCCACGTCGCCAGCCCGGTCATCGGACCCGACCCGCGGCCGTTGCCCTGCCACATGGTCGCCGGCCAGCCGTAGCGGCCCACGTTCCAGGTGTTCCAGCCGACGGTGCCGGACGCCCGCCAGGACCCGGACCACGTCGCGGCCAGGGTCACGGTCGCCTTGACCGTCCTGGGTGCGGTCGACGGCTCCGACGGCGACTCCGGCGAAGGTCCGGCAGCCGCCACCGACGACGGTCCGAGCGCGAGGTACGGCAGCCCCCACGCGTCCGTCAGGACGCGTGCCGTCTGCCCGACGGTGTACGTCCCCGGGATGGCGGGCAGCGGGGTCGCGGCGCCGTTCCACGTCACGGTCACGGTCGTCCCAGCCACCGCGGTGACGGTCGCCAGCGGCGCGGGCTCGGCCGGTCCCTGGGTGCCGATCACATACGCCGGGCGCCCGGCGACCACGTCCCACAGGACGACGGCCTGGCCGCCCACCACGTACTGCGCGGCGAGCGCGGGCACCCACACTGCCGCGTCCCGGACGCGCACCTGCACACGCTTGCCGGGGACGTCCACGGCGTGCACGTAGGCCAGGGACGTCGGGGTCGGGTCGGCCCCGGGCGGCGGGCCCTGCGGCTGCGTACGCTTGAGCCGCCCCGCCCATCTCAGGTCAGCAACCACGACGCCCCCCTCACGCCGCCACCGCGACGGTCGTGGTCATGTCGCCGTCCTCGACGGTCAGCGGCAGCTTGTAGCCGGTGACGTAGCCCCACTCCCGCGCGCCGTCCACGTGCACGGACACGGGGTCGTCGAGCTCGATGCGCGGATCGGGGGCGTGCGTCACGGTCCTCGACCTGGACGGACGCACGGACCGGGCACGCAGCGACTCGGCGGACGTCTGCAACGCCGCCCGGGTGGTGGCGAGCGGCGTTGACCACTCCTGCACGACCTCGCCGTAGGTGTCGACCGCCATGGGCCCCGACGTCGTGCGGGCCTCCGCGTAGAGGTTCTCCAGGCCGGGCGCGGACGACCTCGCACGAACCACGTTGTACCCGTCGCGGTTGTCGTTGAACGGGGCGCTGACGACCGTGCCGCGGGCGCCGGTGACTAGCCCGTCGGTGAACTCCAGCACCGGCGTGGGAACCTCCGGCAGCGGGGCACGGAACAGCGCCTGCCCCCAGTCGTCCGACCGCAGCAGCGCGGGCCACGCGTCCGCGAGCTCGGCGAGTGCTTCGAGCCGTCCCGACTTCGTGATCGCCGCCGACGGGACCGCGCGGTCCACGAGCGCGTCGTCGAACGCGACCGAGACGCCCGCCGGTGCCAGGCGCCGCGCCAGGGCGGCGAACGTCTCCCCCGCGGTGGGCTGCACCGGGCTCGCCGTCGCCGAGTCCTTCGCCAGGCGCAGCATGCCCTCACCGGTGACCGTGATCGCGCTCGGGCTCTCCTGCCACCCGGTGACCAGGAACCGGCCCTGGCGCAGCGTCCACACGCCACCGAGCTTCGAGGTGACGATCACCGACACGTCCAGGCGCTGGCCGAACCGTGCCAGCGGGTGGTCCGGGTTGCCGCGCGGCGACCAGTCGACGCCGTCCACCCGGCGCGGAACGACGAGACTGAGCTCGCAGATCTTGTCCGACGAAACCGCGTACGTGATCGAGCCACGGGACACCGGCACGTCGGACGCGAGCAGCCGCCCGTCCGCAGACCACGACGCCACCCGGGGTGACCATCCGGCCGACCCGCCGAGCACCTCGGCGAGGCGCTCGGGCTCCTCGACGACCCTCACAGCGTCTTCCAGTCGACGGTGCTGAACGACTCCCAGTCGCCCAGCCCGGCGAGGAAGTCGTTCAGCTGGGTGTAGTCCCAGCCGAGCCGGACCATCGCGGCGTTGAAGTCGGCCCACGAGTTGAGCGCGACCGCCCGAGACGGCTCGGGGTCCGACGTCCCGGCGACGGTCAGCGACCACTGGTACAGGCTCGAGAAGCCGATGCGCCTCGACGACCACGACGCCGCCCGCACGAGCTGCGACGCGGGGAACAGCGGCCCGCCGATGCCGGGCGTGGACCGCATGACGATCGGGCCGCCGGCGACAAGCATCGCCTGCACGGCGAGCGTCTGCGCCCCCTCCGCCTCCACCACCAACACCTGGTCGTCGGCGAGCGCGACGTCGTAGCGGGCAGGCCGGTCACGGCGGCCCGCTACGTCGGACTCGTGGAACCGGGGCTGACCGGTCCGGCTGAGGTCGAGGTTCGCGAGGTCCACGAACGCGACGGCCGCCCCGTCGAGCGACTGGAGCACGATGTCCGACTCGCAGTCGATGACGACCGATCCGACGCTCTCCAGCAGCACGACGCCGTCGGACGCGCTGAGCATCCGGTAGGTGACGACGGCGTTCAGGGCGGTCCGGTTGTCGACCAGGGTGACGGTCGCGGCCGACGCCGCGGTGAACGTGCCGCCGGGCACGTCCCACACCTGGCCGTCGGCGGTGACGCCCACGAGCCGGTACCGCGTACCGGCGACGAGCGTCTCGGTGGTGATGCGCACCGGCTTCGGCTCGGTCGTCTCGACAACCTCCAGGTCGAGGCGGGTCGACTCGGTCGACGTCGACGCGTGCGGCGGGCCGGTCCAGTCGTAGCGGCGGTCGGGGCTGTCCGTCGTGTCGCCGTCGATGTACGCGCCGACGACGGACGTGTCCGGCTCGGCGAGCGCGCACGTCACGTCGACCGTGGCGCCGAGCGGGAAGATCTGGCTCGGCGAGCCGAACCGCGAGCCGAACGCGCCCGCGACGACCGTCGACACGAAGGCGGCGGCCAGGTAGGTCCACGTGTTCGCCGGGATGGCGACGGACGGCCCGTTGATGCTGCTCTCGGAGAACGCCGCCGTCTGCTGGTACCCGGCCACGCGGCCCAGGGTCACCGGGACCGAGGTCCGCACCCAGATGCCCGCCACGAACGGCGTGCCCGACGGCCAGGAGCCGAGGTTGACGTTCGGGATGGAGTAGCCGAACGACGACACCCCGCCCGTGTTCGCGGTGGTGTAGGTGTAGCGAGCGTAGGTCGTCGCCTTCGTGCCGTCGGGCAGCGTCGGCCCGTCCGTGGCACCGACAACCATCGTCTCGGACACGACGCCGCCCGTGCCCGCCACCGACGTCCAGTTGGCTGCGACGGTGGCCCGTGGGTCCGTGACGACGTTGGTGCGCAGGACGGCCAATGTGTCACCGCCCTTCGAGCAGAGATTCGATCTGGGCTGCCACCTCGGCGGAGGCGACGGCCATGAACTGCTGCGCCATCCGCCGCAGCGTGTCCTCCGACAGGTCGATCGCCCCGTCGTTCGGCAGCACCCGCTCGTTGCGGCCCGAGAGGTTCACCGCGACGCCGCGGTGCGGCAGGATGCCGCCCTGGTCCATGAGCCGCGGCGGCAGCAGCCCGCCGTTCGCCATCGCCCAGTGGACGTGGTCGAAGTGGTTCGCCCGGGTGACGCCGCTCGTGTTCCCACGACGGCCGCCGCGCAGGATCTGGTTCCCGCCGGCGGGCGAGTAGAGCAGTTCCTGCGAGCGTCCGCCGTAGGCCGCGTTGATCGCCCGGAAGATCGCCATCAGGCCAGGCCCGCCCGCGAGGTCCACGGCCCGCCCGAGCGCGTGCATGGACTGCACGCCGAAGCCCGCGACCCTCGCGCCCGGCCGGAACGCGGACGTGATCCGCACGCCCGGGATGAGCGCCTGAGCCATCTGCGACATGGCTCGCCAGCCGACGACACCAGCACCGGGCGTTGCGTCCGGTCCGCCCGACGACAGGAACTCCTTTACCCGGTCCACGAGCCCGCCCGCGAACTTCGTCGGCAGGGTCGCGAGGACCCGCCCGAGCGGGTTCCCGGCGATGCCCGTCGCGAACGACCCGACCGCCGCACGGATCGCACCCGCCGGGTCGGACAGCACGCGCGCCGCCGTACCCACGCCCGAGACGACCCGGTCGACCGTGTCGCCGATCCAGTCGAGGATGCCGCCGCTCGCCATCGGGGTGAGCCCGAAGCCGAACCGCTCGGCCACCGCCGCCAGGATCGACGTGCTTCGGCCGCGCTTCGACTGCGCGAGCGGGATGTAAGCCTCGCCGCCCGTCTCCGGCTCGGCCCAGACGCGCCACGCCCCCGCGGGGGCGATCTGCGCGCGGTGGTCCTCCGTGCCCTGGGCGAACTTCACCAGCGCCGCCTCAGGCAGCTTCAGCGAGTCCAGCCCGACGTCGCCGGCGATCGTGTTCCACCACTTGCGGATCCCGTCGTTGTAGACGGTGCCCAGGACGAAGTTCACCGGCCTGGCGGCGGCGCTCTTGATGCCCGCCCACACCTCGGCGATCTTCTCGCCCGCGGTGGAGAAGCCGTTCTTGATGGCGTCGATGCCCTTGGAGAATCCGGGGACGAGCGTCTTCGTCCACCAGTCACCGACCGCGGAGACCGCGGACTTGATGCCCTTCCACGCGCCGTCGATGATCTTGCGCGCGGTCTCGTTGTTGTTGTACAGCCACACGATCGCGCCGACGAGCGCCGTGATCGCCGTGATGACGATGCCGATCGGGTTCGCGCGCAGGGCGGCATTGAACAGCCACGTCGCCGCCGTCGCGATCGTCGTCGCCGTCCGGTAGATCCCCTGCCAGTGAGCGGCCACCATGATCGCCGCCGTAGCCACGCCGAGCGTGATACCGAGCGCCGTCGCCGCCCCCGAGTTGTTCTGGATCCACGTCACCGCGGAGATCGCCACGCCGACCAGGTCCGCCATGGCCGGGAGCAGCAGCGTGCCCACCTTCGCCTGCATGTCGGCGAACTGCGCGCTGGCGATCTTCGTCGAGTTGGCGAGCCCGTCGGACGTCTCCTTGAAGTCACCGGCCGCCGCCGCGCCGTCGCGCTGCACGATGGCCAGCGTGGCGGACGCCTTCTCCGCGGCCGTCAGGTCCGCCGCCGACTTCTTGCCCGTCGCGCCCAGCGCCTCCTGCTCGACACGCGCGGCGCTGATGTTCGGGATGAGCGCCTGCAACGAGTCGTACTCGCCACGCAGCGCCGCCGAGATCCTGTCGAGCACGTCGTCCGTGTCGAGGTTGTGGAACGAGCCCAGGTCGGCCGCGAGCCCGACGACGTTCGTCGACGTCTTCGCCGCCTGCTCGCCCGTGAACCTGAGCTGGGCGAACATGTCACCGAACCCGGACACGGCGCTGAGCGCGGCGGACTTCGACAGGCCGAAGTTCTTCGCCGCGCCGTCGGACCACTTCTGGATCTCCGCAGCGTTCTCGCCGAAGATGACCGTCGACTTGTTCACCGTCTCGGTCATGTCCGAGGCGGCACCGACGGCATCCTTCGCGAACTTGCCGACCATCGCGCCGATGCCGATGCCCGCGACGACGCCGCCCAGCTTCTCCCACCGGCCGCGGTTGTCATCGACGCGCCGGCCGACGTTGTCGAGCGTGCCCGACGCGCGGTCCCTGGCAAGGATGTCGAAGACGAGCTGTGTCGTGGTCACGACGTCACCTCGCTCTCTGCCTCGGGGACGTCGCCGCCTACTTGGCTTGCGCTGCGGACTTCTCCTGCTGCGCCTGCCATTCGTCGGCAGCGCGCGCGAACAGCACCCACTCGTTGAACGTCAGGTCCCACACGCCGCGCGGGGTGATCCCCGGCCACACGTGGCAGATGGTCACGAGCCGCTTGTAGACCGCTTCTTCGATCCAGGGCTCTGCTGCCTGCTCCGGGAGCGCGCGCCCGGCGCCGCCGCCGTCGGCTCCTCGGCGTCGACGTCGCCCCGACCGGAAGCCGTCGGGGCTGACGTAGGGTCCTCCGCCTCCGGGACGTCCTCGGCATCGTCGTCGCGCTGGTCGCCCGGATCCTCGACGATCTCGAGATCGGCCTCGGCGAAGTTGCCCGCGGTGTCGAAGGACACCTTGTGCCCGGCCGCCCGCAGCGTCAGGAACAGCGCCACCTGGAAGCCGAACGACTCGTTCCGCTCCAGCTCGGCCTGGATGTCCTTCATGCGCATGCCGGTCTGGCGCTGCATGTCGGCCATGTCGCCGATCTTGCCCTCGCCCTCACGGACGAGGCTGGTCTCGACGCCGACGAACGGGGCGCCCGCGGGCCCCAGGAACTTCACACGTGCCACGATGTGCCCCTTACTCGACGACAGGGTTCCTGGACGCGAGCGCGTCCAGGCCGACCTTGATGGCGGCCTCCAGCTCGCGCTTGAGGTCGTCCGACTGCGACACGGCACCGAGGCTGAAATAGCCCGTGCCCTCCTGCTCGGCCCACGTGTCCTCGCGGCCGAACACCGGGTGCCGCCACTCGCGCATGTTCATCGGCTTCGCGATCGCGCCCCTCGTGGAGACGAGCCGCACCGTGGTGCGCGTCTTGCCCGCGGTGACCCGCAGACGCAGCCCCGACTTGATCTCCTCGCGCGCCGACCCGAGCGGGTGCCGCACGTCGGTCGCGCCCTGATAGTCGTCGAGGATCCGGCCCATCTCGGCGATGGCCGAGTCGCCCGAGCGGCGCATCCGTCGGCGCACGTCCCGCGCGAGAGCCGGCTCGAACTCCTTGAGGTCCGCGAGGAACTGCCGCAGGTTCGACCGGATGTCGAACTCGGACATCAGGGCGTCAGGTCGGTCGTGCGGTAGACGACACGGATGGCCGGGCCCGCGTCGGGCTGGAGGCCGACGAACGGAATCTGCGTGGCGATGACGTCTCCGCCGTTCGACTGCGGCAGCGCGTTGTCGAGCTTGACGACGGGCACGTGGATCTGGACGACGGGGTTCGCCGACGTGCCGATCGTCGACGTGTGCGTGAACGTCAGCAGCAGCGCGAGGTTCGACCGGTTCATCTGCGCGGTGAGCAGGCTCGTGTCGGTGAACTCGGCCGTGATCGAGCCGGAGAGCTCACCCCGCCCGACGACGTTGCGCCGGCTGCGGCGCCCCTGAGCGCCCAGGGTCGGGACGTTGTCGTCGAGGCCCTGGTTCCACTGGAGGCTGAACGACCGGATGTTGCCCAGCACGGTGCCGCCCGAGGCGAGCGCGTCGGCCGTCGCCGCGGTGACGGTGCCGCCCAGCACGATCGCGCCGTGCACGAACGAGAACACGTCCAGGCCCGCCGGGTACGACGGCGCCGCGTACGGCGTGCCCGTCAGCAGCACCTCGCGACCGGTCCACGTGGTGCCGATCTGCAACAGCCCGCCCGGGTCGGCCGAGAACTGGATCTGGTTGCACATCATGCCCGCGAACGTCAGCGGCACAGTCGCACCGCCACCCACGGGCGGGACGCCCTTCTGGATGGTGTACGACGGCAGCGGGTCCGTCGTCGCGGGCGTGTGCACCTGCTGGAACACGCCTGCCTGCGTGGGGACGGGGGTGTTCGTCACGGTGCCGAACGCGGCCTCCAGGATGCCGCCGAGCGCCTTCGTCGTCGCGACGAGGTTGATGTCGCCGTCGACCTGCTCACGGCCGAGGAAGTTGCGGTTCGCGAGCGGGATGCGCGAGCCAACCCGCATACCCTCGCCCTGCGCGAACTCCGCGGTACGGTTCAGGCTCTCGGACTCGAACTCGAGGAACTGGTCGACGGTGACGGGCGTGCCGTACGTCGTCTCCTTCTTGAGTCCAATCGAGCAGTCGAGCTGCGTGGTCATGGCCGTCTCCTATCGGCGAGCGTCGACGAGGCGCTGACGCTTCTCGTCGGCAGATCCGGTGATGGGCAGGCCCGCCGCCTTGAGCGCCTCGTCGAGCGCCTGTCCGCGCAGCGGGTCGTTCTCGTCGGTCGGGTGGAACGGCCGCCAGTTGTCGGCCTGGTCGAGCAGCCGTGAAGCCTGCTCGTCGGTCACCTCGATCACCTCGTCGGCGTCGACGATGCGCCCGAGCAGCGGCACGTCGAGCGCACCGAAGCGGGAGACGTTCTTGATCTTGGGCATGACTGGCTCCTGGTCAGGGTCCGGTGATGTAGGCTGGATGCTCAGTAGCGGCGCAAGCTGCGGCGGTCCCGGGGCCGCAAAGAGCTCGGTGTGGCGGTTAGCTCAGCGGCGCCGCCTCTGGAAGGGGTCATTCGCCCTCGTGGCGGATGACCCCTTCTGGCGCTACGGGCCGGTGACTCGTGCTTGGGCGGTGAACGTGGCCTCGACCTCGACACGGCGGCCGTCCGCCAGCAGCGCCTCACGGGAGTCGCCGCGCTCGCGGTAGCCGGTCAGGAAGCAGTGCCGGACGACGCCGCCCAGAGTCGTGTCCGTCTGGCGGACGTGGTGCTCGATGAGGCGCAGCAGGTCCACGGCGCGGTCGGCGCAGACCTTCTCCAGGTCGTCGTTGTTGCCCGCGCGGAAGCAGGCGATCCACACGGTGAGCCGCAGCGTCTCCTCGCGGGAACGGTTCGTCCCCATCGTGGCGACGGCCTGCTCGATCTCGACCTCGTCCACGGCGATGACGTCGTCCCAGCTCTGACCCGCCACGCCAGGGTGACCCCACGAGGTGAACACCTGCGCCGGGTCGACGAGGGAGCGGATCGCCGTGAGCATCGCGGCCTTGAAGTCGTGGCCGAGCGTGGCGGTGGACGTGGGCATCAGGCGAACCCGGGGTCGTCCGAGACGGTGGCGCAGAGCTCGCGCACGCGGCGCGGGATGGCGAACCCGTACGGGGTGGTGGCGTCGGTGGACGGGCCGGGCGCGCCACGGTTGACGGTCTGGCGTCCCGACTTCCACAGGTGCACGGCCATCTCCACGGCGGCGAGCTTGACGGTGGCGGGGATGTCCGCCGCCGCCCAGCCCGCCTGGTACGAGACGACGACGACCCCTGACGACGGCAGACCGGACACGATGCCCGCTGCGAGGTCGACGTCGGCGGCGAACGCGACGCCGTCCACGGTGACCGTGACGTTGCGCGCGTTCAGCGGAAGGTACGCGGTGCGGTGCCCGGTAGGAACCGGATGCGTCGCCGTGCCGACCTCCACCTTGCCGACGATCGACTCGACGACCTCCTGAGCCGTGTCGACCAAGAGCGCCAGGTCGCCCTGCTTGGACGCCTGGACGCTGCCCAGCGCGGCCTGCACGTCGGCGGTGGTGATGAAGGCCACCGGGTCACCGCTTCCGCGTGGCGCGGCGCCTCGCCGGGGCCGGTACTGCCTTCTCGACGTCGTCGGCGACCGGCACGGCCTTCTCCGGCTCGGCGGGTGCGGCCTTGACCGCCTCGACCTGGCCCGCGTTCAGCATGCCGACCACGACGGAGTCGGGCAGGTCGATCGTCTCGCCGACCTCGGGCCACACGCGGCCGTTGATGAGACCCGAAGGACGGACCTTCACTCGAACCTTCATGACGAACCTCCTGTGACCGTCGGGCCGGGTGGTGGGTGGGGGGCGCCGGGATTCACCCAGGGGCGCCCCCACCCGGTGTCAAGATCAGGTCGCCGAGTGGGCGAAGAACTTGACGGCGTTCGGGTCGATGGCGACGGCGCCGGTGCGCACCAGCGCACGGAACGTCACCTGGTCGTTGCCGAAGTGGTACTCCGCCGACCGCTCGAAGCGCAGGCCGCCGGCGATGCGGACCTTCAGCGCCGACCAGTCGCCGAAGAAGATCGACTTCGCGTTCGCCGCCGGGGTGGCGAAGAACGAGTCGATGTAGACCGGCTTGCCCAGGACCAGGTCCGGGTCACCGGCCGTGAGCGCGGGCTGCCACACCAGCTCGCCGGTGCTCGTCTTGAGCTTGCGGATCATGGCGGCCGTCGGGTCGCCCATCACCCACGCGGCCCCGTTGCGGTAGTCGTTGAGCACCGAGTGGAACAGGTCCACCAGCAGGTCGGAACCCTGCCCCGCGGTGGTCTGGCTGCCGAGGGTGGTCGACGTGCCCACCGGGCCGGTGACACCGGCCGTGGTGAAGCCGGCGATGGCGGCGGCAGCCGCGACCTGGCTGATACGGCGGCCGAGCGCGCGCCCGGCGTTGCGGGCGATGTAGCCCTCCAGGTCGAACGTCACGTCCTGAACCAGCTCGGTCGGGACGTCCGTCAGGAAGCCGTACTTCGCGACCGACAGGTTCACCGTGTCGATCGTCGAGTCCGACTCGACGATCGCGCCGTGGGCCGCGACAGCAGCGCCGTCCGTCGCCGCGTGCGCGGTAGCGCGCGGCATGGGCAGCGTGTTGCCGTCCGCGGTGTTGATGATGTCCACACCGGCCTGGAGGAGCTGCGTCGTGCTGACCGCGTACTCCCACAGCTGGCCGTAGACCCCGTTGGGGCCGACGCCGCCGGTGGCGGACATGTCACGGGTCTCAGCCCCGCGGTTGCGGATCGCGCGAGCCTCGGCACCGCGCACGGGCGCGATGTCGTAGCCGTCGCCGACACGGGCGTTGCGCGCCCACGTCTCGAACTCGGACGACTTGCCCTCGGACGCCTTCTGCGGGTCGCGCCCGGTGACCGAGCGGAACGACTCCTCGAGCTCACGGCCTCGCTGCTCGCCCTCGGCGATGGCCGACGCCCGCTTCGCGAGCGTCTCCGCCTCGGCGATCATCTGGTCGAAATCGGTCTGCTCCTCGACCGACAGGTCACGGCCCTCGGTCACGCCCTTGGTGGCGATCTCCTGGGCCTTGGTGATGAGCGCCGCGCGGCGCTCCATCAGGGTGTCTGCGATGCTGGTCATGACAGTCTCCCCCTTCTGGGGACTCGTGGATCTGGTTGAGTCCCGGTGGGGGTCGCCCTGCCGGATTGCGGGTGTTGCGGAACCGCTTGAAACGGGTGGGGTCGCCCTGCCCGTTCGGTCAAGCGGTGGTCGGTCTAGCGCAGGCTCATCACCTTGGCGAGGGCCGCCTGAGCGGAACGCCTGCGCTCCTGGTCGCTCGGGGCGTCCGTGCGCTTGAAGAACCGGCTGAGCTCGTTCGCCTGCGCGAGCTGGCGGACCTCGGCCGGGTCGGCGTCGAACTTGCGCGCCAGGGAGTCCAGCGCGCCGCGGGTCACGACCGAGGTGTCCTCGTACGCCGGGGTGTTCACCGGGGCGACGTCGAGCAGCCGCCCGCTGACGAGCGTGCGCAGCGGGAAGCCCTGGTCGGACTGCGTCCAGTCGTCCTCGAAGACGATGAACGCGAACGACGACTGTGCGACGTCGCCGCGCTGGACGAGCTCGTAGACGTCCGCGCGCGAGCTCGGCAGCTCGACGTCGTACGCGAGCCCGATCTCGTCGAGACCCAGCCGCAGCGTGCCCGCCCGGGACGTGCCGAGAACCATGTTGTCGTCGTGGTTGTACCGGGCGATGACACCCGGCCAGCCGTCGCCACGCGACTTGTTGAAGAACGTCGGTGCGATGCGCTCGACGAACCCGCCCAGGTTCTGCGACATGCGGTCGAACTTCGCGGCATAGCCGCCGATCGTCATGGCGTTCGTCTTGCCGGCGCGGGTTTCCACCGCGACCGACGTGAACCGCCGCTCAGCCTCAGTCATGGTTCGTCTCCGTTCCGGATCACCGGCGCGCCGTTCGGCCGGGGGATGTTGTAGGCCTGGCCCTGGCCGTTCGGCAGCGGGGGCCGGTCCTCGAGCGCGCGAGCCTCGTCGAGGTTCAGGCGGCCGTCCTTGAGCTGGGCGCCGATGACCTCGGTCCGCGTCTTGATGTCGGTGCGGATGGTCGCGTCGACGTTGAGCCTCAGGTACTGCCGTTCGGGCAGCATGCGCGCGATCAGCTGCTCGAAGCGGACCAGGTAGGGCCGCATGTTGTTCGCCCGGTTCAGCGAGCGTGACTCGTCGGTCGCGTACGTCAGCGACTCGGTCGCGCTGCCGCCGATCTCGCGCGGGTCGATACCGAAGATCGCGGCCGTCTGGTTGGCGGTGAACTGCATCGTCGCCAGGAACTGCGCCTGGTTCGGCGGGACCGCGGTGACGTTGAGCTCCCAGTCGCTGCCGGTCACGAACGGCAGCCCCGAAGCGAACGACTTCGCCGCGCGCGCCTGGATGCGCTGCGCCACCGCGGCGTCGAGCGTCTTCGCCGTGTTCTTCAGCGTGGCCGGGGGCAGGCCCCCACCACGCGACAGGTCGGCGTACTCCTGCGCCGAGCGGCCCGCCTGCCAGAAGGTGCGGAAGTGATCCAGCGGGGACACACCGAGGATGCAGCCGGCGGGCACGATCCACGGCGAGTGCACGATGCGGGACGACCCGTACGGCACCTGCTCGCCGTAGATCGTCCACATCTTCGTCGTCTCGTTCAGCGACCAGTCCGACCGGTTCAGCCACCGGATCGCGATCGGGAAGCCGAAGCCGTCCGTCGCGGTCACCCAGCCGACCGAGTTGCCGTGCACCGCCTGGCCGTACGCCCACTGCCCGACCCACTGGCCGAAGCCGATGTCTCCCGGCTCGTCGAGGCGGGTCACCAGGCGCGGCAGTGGGGCGCGTACCCGAGAGTCGCCGTCCTTGCGGTAGGCGTCCACCGGCAGCGTCGACATGAAGTCGACGATGTGACGCACCGCGCCGAAGAACGGCACGAGGTGCGTCGCGTCCTGACGGGAGCCGGGCGACGGACCGCCCGCCTCCCACTCCGCCCATCCGGACATGGACCGCGCCGCAGCAGCAGGCGGCCAGAACAGGGAGGCGATGCGCTCCGAGAGCTTCACGGCGCCTCCCTCACAGCACGGAATCCATCAGGTCGTACTCCATCGCCGCCAGGCGCCGGTACTGCCACAGGCCGAGGGACATGCCCGCCAGCGCCACGACAGACGCACCGCCCTTGCGCCGGGACCACTTGTCCGCGTCGCCCATCGTCTGCTTCACCGCCCCCCGGACCGCGGCGTTCAGCACCGGGTCGTCGTCGTGGCGGATGGCCCGCTCGTTGATCGCGTCCTCAGCCATCGCGCACGCCTCGGCGAAGTCGGACGTCGTCGCGATGACGAGGTCGACGTCCAGGCCCGCGGCGTCGAGCGCCTCGGCGATGTCGTCCTCGAGCGGACCCGCCGGACCCTTCCCGTCGAGCACGACCGCCCTAACGGACGGCTGCGCGTCGCAGATGTCGGCCACCATCTCGGGCACCCAGCTGACGCCGGGAGCCTGGACGGCGACGCGCACCTGAGGAACCCCGTCGTCACCGGCGCCCACCAGGATGAGCGCCGTAGCCTGCCGGTCGAGCTGCGTCTCGACGGTGAGGGTCACGGGGCCGGTCGGTTCGACCAGGGCGCCCTGACAGTCGGCCCACGCCTGAGCGCTGATGACGCCCGTGCCCGCGTCGAGCGACGGCCACACCGACAGGCGCTCGCGAAGGAAGCCGTCGATGTCCGACTGCGCCGCTTCCCACTCGGCGTCGATCGTCTCGTGCAGCAGCCTGTCCGTGCCGAGCGCCGGGTTGGAGGATGCCCGGACATCCCACGACTCGGGGTCGATCTTCGCGGCCGGGTCGTCGCTCCCGACCGGGGTCCACTCTGCCCATGCCGCCCGCTCCGAGACGCCCTTGCGGCCGATGTCCCGGATGCCCGTCCAGACCTCGGAGTCGTTCTCCTCCGACGGCACGGTGCCCGTGTAGATGAGCTGCCGGTTCGTGCCCTGCGCCGACGTCGCGTACAGCATCGCGCGGTGTGCCAGAGCGGAGAACTGCTGTGACTCGTCGAAGATCACGCGGCGCGGCGAGAAGCCACGACCGGACGACTTCGAGCGGGCCAGGAACGCGAGGCGCGAGCCGTCGCGGAGTTCGATGACGTGCTGCCCGGTGAGCCCACCGTCCCAGCGCACCACCTCGGCGGCCAGGTCGTCGTTCGCCTGGATGAGCGCCTTCACGCGCAGGTACGCCTCGTCGGACGTCTTCAGCTCGTGCGCGGTCCACAGCGTGAAGTTCTTCCGGCCGGGCTGCTTCGGGTTCGTGCCGAACTGCCGACCGGTCAGGTGCGCCTCGAACAGGGACCACACGGCCACCGCTTCGAGCCAGCCGCCCTTGCCGTTCTGCCGGGCAACGAGCGCCCCGACCGTCGAGGCTGCCAGCCGGCCGCCCCGGGTCGCGAGCGTCATGCACACGAGCAGGCACTGCCACACGTCGAGGATCTGCCCGCACAACTCCATCAGGTCGATCGCGTCACGCGCGTCGTCCTCGCTGTCGAACTCAGGGCGATGCAGAACCCGCGGCGTCTGCTGACCCTTGGGCAGCAGCGCGGGCTTCACGGCGAGCGCGGAGCTGGTCAAGTCCCGACCTCCGCTCCGGCTTCACTGCCTCCACCTTCGGGACTCCGAGCTGCGCGAGGATCCCGCGCAAAGCCGTCGCCTGCTGGCGAGACTCGGCGAGAACCCCGTCGAACTTGACCTCAGCCACCCGGCCTTCGTCGTCAACCAGGCGGAACCTGAGCAGTTGCAGGACGCCCTTGCCGGCGATGATGTCGTCGAGGTCGTCCAGCCTGTCGGCGATCCTCGCGGCCTCGGTGAGCAGTGCCAGCGTGCGCGCGTCCGTCTCGTCGGTCGCGAGCGCTCGGAGCCTGTCGCCGGTCGAGTCCATGGCGAAAACCCCCGACGCTCGCGCGCGAAAAAAAATTGGTGACTGCGCGGTCATTTCGGGCACGCAGTTCTTAAAGATTCCAGGCCTCTGACCTGCGGTTTTACACGAACCAGCGGTATTCACTCACAGCCGCCACAAGCGCTCGCTGTTCGGCCATCGTGTTCCGGTTGCAGCCCTGGTGCATCGGCCCTGCGTACTCGGTGGCGGAACCTGGCACGTGGCCGAGGTCCCAGGGTGTGCCGGGCTCGATGGGCTGGTTGCACCTCGCGCAGTCGACGCCACCATCAGCGACGATCGGCTCCCACTGCTTGCGCACCTTGCGGTGTGCGTATCCGTAGCGTGAACGGTCGCTCATGTATCACCCGCGCAGGGTCAGGGCTCTATATCTAGCATGAACACTATGAGAGCGAGAGGTTACGGTGCCGACCTGGAGTACGACGGTGGCGAGTTCGTCACGATCTACCCGGGGAAGGTGTCCGCGAAGATAGCGGGCGCGGATGTGATCCGTGTGCCGGTCGCCGACGTGGAGCGGGTGGAGTTCAAGCCTGCGTCCGCGCTCGTGAACGGTCAGGTGCGGCTGCACGTGAGGGACGCGTCCACCGAGCGGCTGTGGTCGTACGGTGACCGGCAGCCTAACCGGGTGAACCGTGAGTCGCTGGTGGTGACGTTCCGCAAGCGGGACCGGGAGGCGTTCGAGGCGCTGCGTGCTGAGCTCGAACAGCAGGTGCCGTCAGCCTAGGTCTCCCCGCGTGCCGAACGCCCCAGACCTGGGGGCGGTCCGGGGCGTTTCGGGGATAGGTCTGCCAGTTGCGCCTATTGTTGCACGTCGCTCCGACGCGCTTTCGGCGCGCCACGCCGATGACCAGCGGCCAGCTTCGCGCCGTTGCGGTACAGGTGAACCTCAGCCCTGGCGACCGCCGAAGCGGCCACCCCGGTCACGCGCCCCTTCCAGCGCTTGACGTCCTCGGGGTGGATCACGCCTCGGTGCACCCATGACCTGATCGTCGCCTGCGGAAGCCGGAACCGGGCCGACGCCTGCGCGTAGGTCAGCCACTCCACACCCTCGGTGTCGATCACACGCTGGCTCATGGCTTCGCCCCTTCACCCTCGTCCTCACGGCAGGTGAGTGTATGGCCTCGGCATCGGTCGCCGCCATGTCGCTGACCCACTCGTGGTCGTGCGGCACGAGGATGCGCAGGTCACTGGCTGGCGGTCTGTGCTCGCCCAGAGTGACGGTGTACTCGCGGTCGTATCGGCAGTCGTGCACGACGACCTGATCGCCAGGCTGCGCGCGTGCTGCCCACTCGCCGAGTTCGTCCATCCAGCTCATGCGCTCTTCCTCTCGGTCCGTGCGAGCAGGCTGACCAGCCGCTCCCACTCGTCCTCGCTGAACAGTCGCCCGCACTCGGTGCAGGCCACGGCGAACGGCTGCCGGTAGTGAGCCGGCGGGAAGTACCGCAGCGCCACGACGTCGCAGCGGGGGCAGCGCACGTCGGGTACGGGCCGGTCGTTCTCCCGGTCCTCGGGCATGGGCCAGCGTGCGCGCAGGGTGCGGACGTCGCGGGCCAGCTCGCGCTTCATCTCCTTGGCCCACTCCTGCCGTGCGATCCACTCCACGTGGGGCAGCATCCATGCGACCACATCACCGTGCCACGGTCGGGCGTTGGGGCCGCGCAGGTTCGCCGGGTGCTCCTCGAGGACGACTTGCGCCCATGAGACGACGAGGGACCACAGTTCGTCGGCGGCGAGGTAGGCGGCGGGCAGCACGGTCTGTGCGGCGGCGTCTCCCCGGTGCACGGGGTCGGTCGTGAGCGGCTTGGCGCTGGCGACCATGGCGAGCCGTGCGACCTCGCCGAGGTGCTCCATGAGCGCTGGCACGTCGCCGAGGTCGGTCGTCAGGTGCAGGTAGCACGTGTCACAGAGGGTGCCCCGGTTCGCGGGTCGGGGCAGGCATCCGCGGCACTCGTCGCCGGGGCAGTCGGTCTTGTGCTCGTCTCGGATCCGGCAGCCGGACGCGCACGGGTTCGTGGTGGTCATCGCCCCTCGCCCTCCTCCGTGATCAGTTCCGCACGCGTCCAGGAGCCGGCCGCGATGATCAGGTGGGGCGGCGCGTACACGCTCGCCCGGACCACGAGCGCGCCGGACACGACGCTGATGTACCCCTCGACGGTCTGGGTTCCGCTCCAGAGCTTGACCAGGTAGCGGTTCGTCATGGCCCCTCCTCCTTGCCGTCCTTCTCGATCAGCGCGTACCAGATCCCGGTCTTCAGGTCGCAGATCGGCCCGTGCTTCATGGCCTCCAGCCACGCGGGCGGGACGGTGATCCAGCCGCCGGACGCCAGGCGAGCGCGTGCGGCCACCGGCTCAGCCCGCTCGACGCCCTTCGCGTACCAGTCGATGTCGAGCCCGAGCACGGTCCAGCGGCGCGGTGCAGCGTCGAAGAGCGGTCGCCAGCGCGGGTGCCGTCCGATGGCGAGCCGCCACCGGTTGCCCGCCTCGGCCATGCGCCAGTCCGCGAAGAACGTGTTCCCGACGGCGGCGAACTGGAGCCGGCCGATCGTCAGCCGCTTCACTGGCCCGCTCCCGTCGTCTCGGGTCCGGCTAGGGCACGGATCCGGGATGCGAGGTCGACGGCGAAGCACCCGGGCGTGGTGAGGTTCCGGTCGGCGCAGGAGACGTCGGGGCCGGGGTTGTCCAGCAGCGCCAGGATCGACGCCAGCCGGGCCTCGGCAGCCTTGGCGCGCTCCTGCCACCGGTCGGACTGGTCCTCGGCGAGCCGCACGTCACGACGCACTGCCTTGACGGCGTTCGACACGGCCACGTCCCACGCTGGGAACGTCATGGGCCGGAAGTACGCCTGCCACGTCTGGGCGCCGTCGTGGTGCGCGCCTGCCGTCCTGATCGCCGCGAACGCAGCTTCACCGAGCCTGTCCCGCTCCTCAGCGGTGCCATCGGCCACGAACCCCTCCACCACCTCGTCCATCGGCACGACGCCTTCGACGGTGACCCAGGTCGCGGTGCCCACGGTGCCGGGTGCGATCGGCTGGGGTGCGGGCGGTCCGGAGAGGATGGCGTCCGCCAGCGTCTCGTGGTTCCAGGCCGCCCCGTCGGTGTGCTGCTCGCGGATCGCCTTCTCCAGGGCCTGGCGGGTCCAGGTCTGCTCGCTCATCAGTCGTCCTCGCATTCGCACGGCAGGGTCAGGTTGCATCCGGGGCAGACGGGGGCCTCGTAGCGCACGGGGTCGGGGCAGACGGCGTGCACGATCTCGCGGTGGAACTCCAGGTCGCCGTACTCCACGTCCTGGCCCGGCTCGATCGGCTCGTCGCACGCGCCGCACGCGCCTCGGTAGCGGGCGGGGAAGCTCATCGGGGCCCCTCCTCGGTCGGGGTGTGCTCGGGGCAGAAGTCCCAGGCCATGCCGTCGATGTCGCGGCGGGTCCAGCCGGGCGCGCGCTTGGTCGCGGTGATCCGCACGCCGTTCACGGAGTGGGTGGTCGCGGCGTAGTGGTCGACGCTCCACTGGTCACAGCCGCCCAGGTCGTCGCACATGACGATGGGCGCGGTTCCGATGCTCATGGGGTCTCCTTGGTCGGGGTGGTGGTGGTCAGGCAGCGGTCGCAGGGCTGCTCGCCCCACTCGCAGGCGCAGCGGGCCTCAGCCACGCTCCCCACCCCCGTCCGCGTCCGGGCTGCGGAGGGCGGCGGCGCGGGACTGGTCTCGGACGATGCGGTGAGCCCGCGCCATGCCGATCTGCCAGCCAGCGCGCTGCGGCTCCGTCAGGACGGTGGTCGGCGGCTCCTTGTAGGCCACCTTGAGCGCAGCAGTCGCCTCCTGGAGCACCTGCGCGGCGATCAGCGGCCAGACGGCGGCGAGCACGTCGGGCAGGTGCGCCCAGGCGTCGTGCCAGCCCTCGACCCACGCCGCCATGCTCGGGTCCTCGGTGCCGTCGGGGCGCAGTTCGGCGCCGTAGGCCGGGCCACCTTGCAGGAGCGCAGCGCGGGCCGTCTCCAGGATGTCCTCGGGTACCTGGTCAGCGTCCATCGGGGGTCTCCTCGGGGTCGGTGGTCAGCGGGGCGAGCAACTGCCGCAGGCGGATGGCGACCAGGCCAGGGGGCGCGTAGGTGACGACGCCTTGAGCTCGGTGTGGGCGCAGCAGTCGTCGGTGTCGGCGAGGTGCACCCGGCGGCCGGAGTCGAGCGTGATGACCGTGGCCTCCTCGGTGCCGCCCCACTGGGTCGGCACGCGCTCGGTCACGACGCTGACGATGCGGTGTCCGACGACCGCCTCGGCGAGGGTGGCGACGTTCTCAGGCATCGTCCCGTCGTCGCTGTCCTCGGGCAGGGTCTCGGGCTCATAAGGGGCGCTCACGGTGATCCTCTCGGGCTCGGCGTCCACGGTCTCGCCACGGGACGCGCGCCAGGCTCGGTGCGCCTCCTCGGAGCCGCGGGCCACCTCGGGCGGGATGATGCTGTAGGCGGTCGGGGTGCGGGGGTCGGTGTGCTCGGTCACGATGTCTCCTCGGTGGTGGTGGGTGTCGTCTCGTCGCTCGGCTCACGCCACACCGCGACGGGCAGTGCACGATCAGGCCAGTGCTCAATCCGCAGCAGGTGCGCACGCGTGCGGCTCGGCGGCTTACGGAAGAATGTCGGCGGGTCGGGCAGGACCACCGTGCGAGGCAGGCACACCGCGCCCTCGGGCACGATCACCACCTCCCCGTCGTCCGGACCGCCCAGGATCTCGACACGCATCAGGCCGCTCCTCTCGCCGGCGCCCACGTCGGGTTGTCCAGGCGGGCGAACGAACCCTGCCGCCTCAGCTTCAGCACACCCGTCATGCCGGACCGGTTCTTCGCCACGGCGACGTGCATCGTCGTCGGGTCGTCCTCCTCGACGTGCAGCAGCACGATCACGTCGGCGTCCTGCTCCAGATTTCCGCTCTCGCGAAGGTCCGCCATCGTCGGCCGCTTGTCCGTGCGCGCCTCGGAGCCACGGTTGAGCTGCGACAGGGCGACCACCGGGACGTCGAGTTCCTTCGCGAGCACCTTCAGCCCGCGAGACATGTCGCCGACGACCTCGTGCCGGGGCCGCTTGTCACCCCGCGGCGTCGACATGAGCTGGAGGTAGTCGACGATCACGCCCGACAGCCCGAACGCGGACCGCGACAGGGACCGGGCGTGCGAGCGGACGTCCGTGATGCTGACGAACGCGCGGTCGTCGATCGAGATGGGCAGCCGCTCGAGTTCCACCTCTGCGGCGGCGAGGGCCAGCCGGTGCTCACCGTCCAGGCGGCGGGTGATGATCCGGGACAGCGGCACACCCGACTCGGCGGACAGCAGCCGTTCGTGAACCTCGTGCCGGGACATCTCCAGGTTGTTGACCGCGACGCCGCCGTGAGCGGACAGCCCGACGGCGAGACCGTTCGCCATGAGCGACTTACCGACGCCGGGCCTGGCTCCGACGATGTACAGCCTCCCGGGACGCAGACCGCCGATGAGGTGGTTCAGGTCGGCCCACGGTGTCGGGATCGCGGTGTCGGGGTGGTCGAGCCGTTCGAGCGTGGCCCGGATCTCGTCGCCGAGCATGTGCAGCCCGGCGACGGACCGTGAGCACGCGTCGATCTCCGCGCGGGCCATCTCGACCGCTTCGGCCGCGGTGTCTGCGGCCTCGGCGATCTGCTGCACACGGAGCCCCGACATCGCGAGCCGGCGCCGGGTCGCTGCGTCGGACACGAGCCCGGCGTAGTGGTCTGCCCCGGCGCCGGGTGCGTCGCCGTAGAGGGCGGCGACGTCGGCCGCGTCGATGCCGCGGACCTCCAGGCGCCCGAGGTTGGCGACGACGGTCGCCGGGTCGCACGGCTGCCCGTCGCGACGCAGCCGGGTCATGAGGTCCCAGAGCGCGCCGAGCTGTGGTGCTGCGAAGTCCGCGCCGACGAGGTGCGCGTCGTCGATCACGGTGGCGTCGCGCATGGCGAGCCCGACGATGGCGGTCTCCTGGTCGGCGTACCGGGCGGTGTCGCTCATGCGCGCGCCCCCTGCCCGGTGACGTCGCGGTCCCAGACGGACGAGCCGGGGCGTGCGTCGGCCTTGGCGTCCTTCTCGGCGTACTCGGCAGACCGGGAGAGCCACAGGTCGAACTCGGCGTCCCAGTCGATGCGCGCCTTGCGCTTGGACCTGGCGTCGGCCCGGAAGCGTTCGGTCTCGCGGGCGAGGTTGAGCCCGTTGGTGGCGCAGTAGGCGCGGTGCCGGTTCTGTGGTCCCCACGTGCTGTCGATGACGTGTCTCGGGATGCTGGTCTCCAGTCGGGGCGGCTCTTTCTCGGTGCCGCCGCTGGTGACCTTTACCTCCAAACCTTCTTCTTCTCTTGTCTTGTCTTGTCTTACGCCGTTACCGTGCGCGTTACCGGTTTCGGAGTAACGCGTTACCTCGTCACCCTGTAACGCGTTACGCTTCTGCTCGCGGTGCTTGGCGACGCGCTCGCGAGTCTTGGTCAGTCCCTCCTGAATCTGCTGGTCAGACCGGTTGTGACCCAGCCACTCATGGAACATCCACCCACCCTCGGCGACCTCCCACAGGCCCACCTCGACGAGTCGCGCAGCCTCAGCACGCGTACCGTCTAGTCCCCTCAGCATGTCCTTCGGGACATACCCGTCCGTACCTTGAGCGACACTCCAACTGAACGCCGTCGCCCACAGCGCGCGCGCTCCCTTGGACGCGCGACGCCACTTCACGGACGAGTGGAGGGAGCCGTACAGCTTGCCCCAGCGAGACCTCATGGTGTGGACCTCTCCTCGTCTGGGATGGCGTACCCGTCGGCCAGCGCGGTGACGAGCGCGCCGATGTCCCGTCGCCCGAGCGCGTCCTTCACGCGCCCGATCCACAGCGCCCGCTTGGGTTCGGTGTCGGGCTGCGGGGGCTGCGGTGCGGAATGCGTGGGGCAGGTCGCCGGCCGGTCGCGCCACTCGGGTTCGACGTCGCCGACACCCCAGCCGAGACGCCGGAGGTAGATGAGCGTGCTCGCCTGCTCGGACGCGGGCAGGTACATGGACTCCACGCACCCGCTCACGTCGCACTCGGCGACCTGGTGCAGCGAGCCGGTCAGGTGGTGGCGGACGTTGAGGCGGATCACGATGCCTCCCCTCGCGCGGCCTTCGCGGCGGTGTGGTAGTCGGTCGGCTCGCTGCCGCCGCACGGGTGGCACGGCTTGCGGGCGTCACGGTTCGGGCAGTCGTCGGCGTGGAAGTAGTACGTGTCCCAGCCGAGAAGCTTCCGGTCTGCCTCGCGCAGGCCAGGCGCTCCGATGCCGACGCCGAGCGTGGGCATCGCGGGCGCAGGCTCGCGGCGGGCGGTGGAGTGCCACGTACCGACCTGACCGACCCACCACACCTGCCCGCAGATGCAGGCGGTGAGGTTGATGCCGGGGTTGTAGCAGCCGGGCAGGTGCTCGGTGCCGCACGTCAGGCGCCCAGTGCGGTTCTCGCCGATGAAGGTGATGCTCACGACGCACCTCCCGCCCGCTTGACGTCCCGCGCACGCTCGACCCGCCACCGTGCGACAGCGGCGCGCTCCTCGTCAGTCAGGGGCCGCTCGATGCGTGCCCGGTACCGCTCGGCGAGCACGCGCCTCTCAGGCCGGGTGAAGCCGTCGTTACCGCGGAATCCGAGGTGGTCCAGGCCGACGCGCAGGACAGCCAGCAGCCAGGCCAGGGTCCAGGCGAGGGGGGTCGACTTCATGCGGCCTTCCCCATCTCGTCACGCCGCAGCGACCGACGCTCGTTCGGCGACAGCCCGGCCCAAACGCCGTGCTGTTCGTTGTTCGCCAGGGCCACCTCCAGGCAGCGGCCGTTGCCACCGTCCTCGAGCCGGGTCAGCGGGCACGAGGCACACACGCGCACGGCCTCGCGGGTCGACTCGCCGACCTCGGGGAACCAGACGTCACCCGCCCACGCGCCGATCTGCGCGCACAGGGCCCGCTCCTTCTCGTCGGCGGTGAAGCTCGCGACCGTCCTGATCTCCGGGAGCGTCGTGGTCCGCTTAGTCATGCGGTCACTTCCTCAAGCTCGTCCGGCGTCCACGACACCCAGTCCTTGGGGCCGGGTCCGGTGAGGCGTCGGTAGGTGGTGGTGGGTCGTGCGGCGACGATGGCGAGGGCCCCGGGGATGAGGCTTGCCAGGTGCAGGAGGGCGACCCTCTCGGCGGGCGGGATGAGCCCGTTGGTCTTGGCCTGGACGAACACGACCTGCCCCGGCTTGAAGCCGATGACGTCGGCGGCGCCCTTGGAGGAGGCGGCGCGCAGGGTGATGTAGCCGTGGGCGGCCAGGTCGTGCTGGACGTCCCACTCCAGGCGCCGGCCCCGCTGGTAGTGGGTCATGACGCCTCCCCGAGGTCGAGCCCGAGCTGCAGCGGCTTGCTGAGCCGGGAGACGATGAGCGGCAGGTAGTCGGCCTCCCTCTCGATCGCGATGCACCGGAACCCCTCGATGACGCACGCCTCCGCGGTCGTCCCCGACCCTGCGAACGGTTCGAGCACGACTCCGCCAGGCGGTGTGACGAGCCGGACGAGCCAGCGCATGAGGTCCAGGGGCTTCACGGTGGGGTGTGCGGTCTCGCCGTCGCGGGGTCGCTCGGCCGTCGGGGCCTTGGCCTCGTAGCGGAACGTCGGGAAGAACCGGGATGCGCCGACCTGCTGGTCCATCGGAGATGCAGGCATCTCATCGATGCGGTTGGTGGTCCCGCGCTCGCCTGCCGAGAAGTTTCGAAGGTCGCGCGGAGTTCCGCCCTTGTTTCCCGCTAGGTGCAGATGCGAAGTCTGCGCGTCGAGCTCGGCCGCCTGGGTGTCGTCGAGGACGACGTTCGCGGGCCAGCGGCCGGTGTTGGGATCCATGCCGCCCCTGTCCGACAGCGCGCCGATCGGCGAGTAGGCGCCGTGCTGCCCGCCGGGGCTCGGCGAGGTGGGAACGTCCTTCGACGTCCCCACCCGGCACCCGTCGATGTTCAGCGCCCCGGTGCCGTGCGTGATCACGTTCGCCGCGACGGTGCCGACGAGGGGCTTGCGGCCGACGACGATGGGCTCGAAAGCGGGCTTTAGGGTTGTGGAGAATCCTCGGAATGCCGGGTCGAGGCCGCCGCATCTCGGGCACTCTGCACGTCCTCGAAGTGCTCCGTCATCCAGTGCGACATGTGATCCGGATACAGGACCAGATTCTCCGGCCGGTTGTCCGCCCGGTCCCGATTGATGTGGTGCACCTCTTCCGGCGGCACCACTGGGCGGCCGATCATCCGCTCCATGACCAACAGGTGCTCCGCCACGTAGCCGTTCGCCCTCGACCTCGGATGCCCCGGCTTCCGCACCATGCGGTAGCCCTTCTCCGGCTCGATGTAACTGCCGCCCTTCCACGACGGGTTGCGCTCCCCGCGCATCTTCTCCGCGGCTGACGCTACGGCTTCCGGCGACCATGCCGCCCGGCCCTTGCCCCCGTGCTTCGCCCACTCCCTGCCTCGCGCCTGGCCGTTGCACTGGCGCGAGCAGAACGGGGTCTTGACCCTCGCCGCGTGGGACGGGGGGCGCGTGAACGTCTTGCCGCACTCGGGGCAGATCAGGGTTACCGGCATGGTCATATGGTATTGGGTTCCCCCCACACTCGCACCACAACACGCCGGGCCGATTGCCGAGCAGGCCGCCCTTGCTAAACCCGGACCCGTACAGCCACGCGATCGAGTCGCGGATCTCGAACCCGGCATCCTCGACAGCGCACGCGAGACGGTGCCAGGTGCGCGAGCCACCGAACGCCAGCATGTGCCCGCCCGGCTTGAGGACCCGCAGGCACTCGGTGGCCCACAGCTCGCACCACTCCTGGAACATCGAGCCAGCGCGGTACTCCGGCGACGTGCGCGAGGCGCGGCCGAATGGGTTGTCGCGTCCAGCGTCGGCGGCGTTGAGCGAGCGCCTGAACCCGTCGGCGCCGTCCCACTCGCGACCCATGAACTCGAGGCCGTAGGGCGGGTCCGTGACGATCGCGTCGACCGAGCCGTCGGGCAGGGTGCGCATCACGTCGAGGCAGTCCCCGTGCCAGAGGGTCACCGTGTCGTCGGTGTAGTAGGGGGTCACGCGTCCTCCAGGTCGAGGGTTGGCTGGTCGCCGTCGATGGGCGGGCCGGGTGGGGTGGGGTCGAGCTCGCGGGTGGCGAGGATCTTGGACGGGGCGGCATCGAACTCGGCGACCCATGCGGTCTCGGTGTCGAAAACCTGCGAGACGCCCTGCTCCAGCCCGCCGTAACCGGCGAACATGGCGCCCACGCTCAGCCCGCTCACGCCGCACCGTCTTCGGGCGCGTTCGGGAAGGGGTCCTCGTCGAGGATCTGGGCTTCCACGATGTGCACCGGCTCGGGCCGGGGGTCGCTCGCACGGGCGGGTTCAGCCTCGACCTCCTTGACGGCGCGAAGCTGCTCGCGGATGTACTCCGCCGAGGTGGGCACCCACTTCGCGAGGTCGTGCGCAGCCGTCTTCATCCACATGGCGACCTCGTCCGAGGTCCACGGGGAGTGCGACTTGCCCGCGGTCGCCGAGGCGTCCTTGGCCCGCCTGATGCGCGTCTTGTTGACGACGACGACCTTCGACACGGCCCCGTCCTTCATGACGGCGTAGGCGTAGGCCAGGCGGATGGGCCCGCGGTCGTCGGCGTCCCAGTCGATGCGGTGCTTCGGGCGGTCGTCCACGCCGGGGGTGTACTCGAATCCGTCGCGCTCGAACACGGGCTCGACGATCACGGAGGACACGGCGCCGGCGCGGTACATCAGCTCGATCTCGCCCTGGTAGCCGACGATGCCGAGCACCTTCCCGCCGCGCACGGTCAGGTAGTACTCCTTGGACCCGGGCTGGAGTCCGAGGCGGGCGGCTTCTGCGAGGGCGTTCATGACGGCGCCGGGGTCGCTGTTCGCTGCGTTCCAGAGGTTGCGGTCCTTGCGGACTGCGGCGACGGCGGCGTTGAGCCACCCGTCGCCCTTCTCGGCGAGGTGGGAGGGGAGCACGCTCGTCAGTTCGGTGGCGTGCTGGCGGATTACGACGTCGGCGCTCATGATGCGGCCTTTCGGGTGCTGGGCAGGCCGCGGGCGGCGACCACGTACGGGGTGCCGCCGTTGCGTGCCTGGCGGGTGAGCAGGGTGGTGCCGTCCCAGACGGCGCGCTGCGCGTTGCCCATCAGGGCGGCGATCTCGTTCTTCGCGAGCGTCTCGGCCTCGGTGGCTTCGGCGACCACCTCGCGGGCGTCGAGCCAGCGCACGGCGAGGGCCGCGGGTACCTCGACCGACTCGGGGTCGATCTCCGGGTGCAGGGCTCGGATCGCCTGGTAGGTGTGGGAGGACCCGTCGAGCGGGGGCGGGGTCCCCGCGGCGAGGGAGTCCATGAACGCCCGGGCCTCGGTCACGAGGTGGTCGATGCGGTCGTTGTCCCGATCGATCGGGTACTCGCGGAACTCCATCGCGACGTCGGCTGCGACGTAGGCGCGGCGGGCACCGGTGACCCACATCTCCCACTGGACCTGGTCGTAGTAGCCGGGCGGTACGCCGGTCTCCCACTCGTAGGCCAGGCGCGAGGTCTTGCACTGGACGACCGCCTGATCACGCTTGGTCTTGCCGAAGACGCGACCGTCGGGCGAGGCGCCGGCCCAGCCGTCGACCTCGGCCCACTCGCCGGGCTTCACGATCAGCTCGGGGTGCTGGTCCGCGAACCACTGGAGCAGCACGGGCTCCAGGTAGTGCCCGTAGGACATCTCGGCGGACTGGGGCTGGGGTTCGAGGTCGCCGTGCATGCGGTGCCAGAGGGAGAACCGGGACTCGTACGGGCTGGTGCCGACGACGGCGGCGACCTTGGATGCGGTCATGTACCGCAGCCACTCGGCGGAACCGGGCTTCGGGGCCCTCACGCCGTCTGCCCCTTCCGTCGCGCGGACTGTGCGGCCCGCTCGCGTCGGATCTGGGCGATGTCGTCGCGGGTGAGGGAGCGCAGGGGCCGTCGTCGCTCGTAGCGCACGAGGGGGTTGATGCCGTACTCCAGCGACGCAAGGAACGCGGCCTTGGCGTCGGGGTGGCTGTGTAGGCGCTGGGTCACGACTGCTCACCGTCCTTGACGACGACGAACTCGCCGTCCACCTCGTAGGAGGACTCGACGGTGGCGGGCGCGTTCCGGGTGCGGATGCGCACGCCAGCCTTCTTGGCGTAGGTCCGCAGGGCGACCGAGGGGCCACCGGGGAACCGCCGCCGCTCAGCCGGGACGGCGTTCATCTGCTGGGTGACGTTCATGATCAGAGTCCTCCGGACAGGTCGGTGATGAGGGTCTGCGCGAACTCGCGGTACTTGGTGCGGGCCACCTCGGACAGCAGGAGCCAGTGACCACCGGGGCAGTCGGCGCGGTACAGGGCGGCGGCGAGGTGGTCCGGGTCCATCCGCGAGACGGACCAGTCACGGCCGTGGATCAGACCGACCGCGAGACCGACAGCGGCGGACACGAGGACCACGGCGAGGAAGAAGAGGACGAGGTCGGCGGGGATCACTTCGCACCCCCGGCCAGGAGGTCGTCCCAGGCGTCGCGGATTTCGCCGCCGCCTGACATGAGCACCAGCAGGCCGATGAAGTCTTCGTTGGTGCGGATCAGGACCAACTTCCCGCGCCGCTCGCAGACCAGCGCTGCGCCGGCGCTCTGGAACTTCGCCACGTGCCGGGCGTCGAACGTCAGCGGTGCAGGGTCGCCACCCTCGTCGAAGCCAGCGATCAGCCGCAGCACGTCGGGGTAGCCCTCGCGCGTGGTGGTGGTCAGCGACAGGGACCCACCGGCCACGCGGGTGACCGAGATGGAGACGTTGCCGCCGTCCACCTCGATCGTCACGTGGTGGCCGTGAGCCATCCGGGCGGGCATGCGGGCCATGCGCTCGGCCTCGGTGATGGCGTCGAGCGGGATCACCGCGTCGAAGCCCTCGGGCACCGTGACGCCCCGCTCGTACGCGACACCCAGCGTGTAGCGGTCGGTGGCGAGTGCGGCCAGGTGGCCCTTGTGCTCGAACAGGCGGACCGACGACAGGAGCGGCAGTTCACCCCGGGAGGCGTGCGGCTTCACCTTGGCGATGAGGGACTTCCAGTCCCGGACGGTGAGTGCGATGGCGTTCACGGGGCCACCTCCACGGCGGTCTCGGCGTGCACGTGGCGGACCACGTGCGGCCGGACCTTCGCTCCCGGGGCGACTGCGGACATCTGCGCCGCTGCCTCGCGTGCCGACTTCTCGTCGTCACGCCACCAGCCGCGCCCCCAGTACGAGCCCTTGCCGAACTCGTGGCGTCCGTCCTGGCAGCCGCACGGTGCCCACTCGACCCATTCGCGGTCGGTGCCGTACACCTCGCCGTCGGAGATGATCGCGGACACGTCCGCCATCACGTCCTCGGTACCGGTCGCGGTGGCAGCACCGCGCAGGAGTCCCGCGAACGCCTCCAGGAGACGGTCAGGGTCGTTGCTCGCGTCGATGCGCTCGCGAGGCGTCGTCAGCTCGGCGTCGGAGATGGTGCGCCTCATGACGGCACCCGCTCGCTGAACGTGATGAACGACGCGCGCAGGTCGCCGTCCCGCGCGGCCCCGGCCGGACGGTGCGCCCAGTCGCGGACCGCGTCGGCCAGTGCCCAGATGGCGGCACTGATGCGCTGACCGTCCAGGACGTCCGTGTCCAGCCCGGCGCGGCGCAGGATCTCGGACGAGCCCTTGCCGAACGGTTCGCCGGCCAGCGGGCCGACGGGGTCCACTTCGGGAGCGGGCTCGACGCGCACAAGGCTGCCGCCCGGGATCGACCACTCACCGTCAGGGAACGTGACGCCGACGGCGGAGACGTCCGGCCGCGTGTACCCGACGGTGCCGACCTGGCCCTCCAGCTCCGGGATCGGGCCGATGTACAGCACGGTGTCGTGCCTCTGGAGCGGACGAGCGATCGGCACCTCGGGCAGCGCCACGGGCTCGACCTCGTGACGCCAGCCCGCACCGTGCGGGTGGACGACGAGGACGACGACGGCGTGCCCGTTGACGGTGAGCCGCTCACCGACCTCGTGACGCAGGTCCGTGGTGATGTGCTCGTGGATGGCGGTCATGACGACACCTCGGCTTCCGCCTCGTCGTCGGTGACGGGCGCGACATAGGCGACCCGCACGGTCAGCGCGTTGGAGTAGGCGTCGATGCCGTGGCGCGGGTCGCTTCCTACGCCGAAACCCTTGGTTGCCCACACCTGGTCGCCGAGGTTGTCGACCTCGACGCCCGCTCGCTCGGCGAACTGCTCGACCGCTTCACGAGAGTCCAGGATGAGCGTCATGCCCACGTCCTGTCCCGGGTGCCCCCGCTGCGACAGGACGTCCTGGTACTCCAGCGCCTCGGCATCCAGCCAGTCGGCCATCTCGCGCAGGGCAGCCGTGAACGCGGTCACGGACAGGCGCTCGGTCGTGGCGGTCATGACAGGCCCCCGTCCTGGCTCTGACGGGTCCACTCGGCGAGGTCGCGCTCGACCTTGTCGGCGAACTCGGCCTCGATGTACGCACGGTCCTTCGTGCGGTCGTACAGCGGCGTGGGCTCCGTGTGGTCCACGGGCACGAACGGCACGGGCTCGTCAGCCGCGAAGTCCTCGGCGGGGGTCGGATTCGTCGCTCCGACCGCGCGGCCGACGGCATACAGCCAGTCGTCCACCGCGGCGAGCAGACGGGAGAGGGGGTTCATGGGATACTCCTTGGTGTAGAGCGCCCGGTGCGGATCGGCTTTGGTCGGTTGTTTCCGCTGCCGGGCGCTTGCCTTGTCCTGCTGTGTGCGGCCTCAGAGGGTCGCGTCTGCGCCCGGCTTCTGCGCCGGGAGCGCGTCGAACCAGGCACGAAGGTCCGAGTAGTCGACGAGGCACTTACGCCCGCGGTACCGGACGCGGATCTCCCCGTCGTCGATGGCCCGCTTCAGCTCCTTGTCGGACAGCCCTACGAGCGCGGCTGCCTGGGGGCGAGGGACGGCGATGGTCTCGCTCACGACGCGTCCCCCTCCGGCGTGGCGTCGGATATCCGACGCACCGGAACACGGATGAACCCGTCCGTGCGGAACAGCTCGGCCTCCTGGAGCCCGAACGCCTGCTCCAGCATCGCGAGCTGTGCCGGCGTCCAGCCGCTCTTGTCGGCTTCCTTGGTGCGGTAGGTGGACAGCGGCATCCCGATGGACTCGGCGGCCTGCTCCTGAGTCCACCCCAGAGCGCCGCGGGCTGTGGCGACCCGGGCGGCGGTGTGCCGCCTCCGGTCTGCAAGCTCCTCAGTGATGCTCATGACGCTGACTCTAGCGTCGGATATCCGACGGGCGCAAGTCCAAAATTAGTTGTGACCCGCCGTATTTATGACGGCGGTTGCTACTCTCTATACCCGTGACTGACAAGCCGCCGCGGCAGACCTCAGACCTCGGCGTGCGCATGGGCAAGGCGCTACGCGAACTTCTGAGCGACCACGGGATCACGCTCGACCAGGTGGCGGACGTGCTGGGACCCGCGCGGTCCCGTGCCTACGTGAGCGAGCGGACCAACGGGACCCGCGAGCTCAGCACGGACATCATCTACGCGGCGGCGAAGCTCCTGCACCTGACTGACGACGGGGTGATGGTGGAGATCTTCACGCGGATGCGCCGACCTGGCTCTTGAACCGGAGCCGGACGAACGCCGGCGCGGGCCTCGGGCAGTCACCGACCGCGGGGACGTCGGGGGCGGGGGCGGCGTTGAAGGGGCATCCGACGATGGGGCAGAACTGCTCGGGACAGGCAGGCTGGTCGGCCATGCGACATCTCTCCTTTGAGGTCCGGAGGGGGCGGCGCTCCCCCCTGCTCCAGCGCCGCCACCTCTACCCACTATGACTGTTGCCGGCGGGCGAGTGTGACGACGATTCAAGGAGTTTCACCCGGCGAAGTTCGGATCGCGTCACTCCTCGAGAGTGAGCAGCGTCCCGAGGCTCTGCATCGCCTCCATGGTCTCGGCACCCGCGACGTGCGTGTAACCGGCCGTGACCGTGGCTGACGAGTGCCCCATGATCGCGATGCGCGTCTGCTCCGGGACCTTCAGCGCGTGCAGGAGCGTGGCAGTGGTGTGCCGGGCGGCGTGCAACGGCACGTCCGGAAGGCCAGCCGCCGCGACGGCCCGGTGCCAGGCCGTGGAGTCGTCCGACGGGTCGATAGGTCGCCCGCTCGCGTCACCGCGGTGCAGGACCAGACCGCACATGCCCGCAGGGACCGCCTCCAGGTGGCGCGTGAGCACCTGGGACACGAGCGGCGTCATGGGCACCTCACGCCAGCCTGCGCGGCTCTTCGGCCGCGTGAGGTACAGCCCGCCCTCCACCTGCACGACCTCGTGCCCCGGGGGGATGGCGTGGTGGCGCGACGGGCACGACCCGCCACGCTTGCGCCCGCACGGCCACGGCTGCCCCTTGGCCGGCGCGGGCTTGCCCGCCTCCAGGCACCCGTGCTCCCACCGCAGGCGCTGAAGCTGCCACGTCACGGTGATGAGTCCCGCGTCGAGGTCGATCGCGCCGCGGGTCAGCCCGAGCCGCTCACCCTGCCGGAGCCCGGCAGCCAGCGCGAGGGACCAGTGCACGGCGCCGTAGGGGTCCTTGGCCGCGTGCTTCAGGAGCGTGATCGCCTGCTGCGCGCTGTACGCGCCGCGCGTGCCCACGGCCTTCTGTGGTGCGTCGACGAGGGTGGCGACGTTGCGGGTGACGCGGCCCTGGCGCATGGCGTCGGTGAGGCACTTGGCCAGGATGCGGTGTGCGCCGAGCGCCGTGGTGGACGAGAGGTTCAGGTCTTCGGTGATGTAGTCGTGGACCTTGGTCACGCTGGCGGTCGTCAGCTTGTCCAGGCGCACCTTGCCGATGGCGGGCACGATGTAGCGCCGCACGGGTCCTTCGTAGGACACGTACGTGCCGGGCTTCACCTTCTTCTTCTTCTCGGCTAGCCACAGCGCGGACCACTGCGCCATGGTCGGGGACGACGTGGGCAGGTCCCCGGCCACGAGCAGGTCCCGGCGCACCTTGCGCAGCCTCTCCTCCACGTCCTCGCGCCGCTTGGCGGTGACGGTCCTGCGGCGCTCCTTGCCTCCGGGTCCCTCGGGCAGGGTCACGTACCCGACCCACCGCTTGTCGCTGCTGCGCTGGAAGATCGAACCGGTGCCCTTCTCGCGCCGTTCCCTCTTGGCTGCCAC